GTCCGAAGATGTTGTGGTACTGCGCCACCCGGCCGTTGACCGCGATCCCGGATCCGTCGCCGTTCGGGCCGCCGTTCGGGAAAAAGTAGTTGAGCGCGGTCGAGCTCGAGGAGCCGACCATGAACGCCGACCGGAAGGCAGGCACCTGGTCCGTCGAGAGATAGATCTTCGTCGGGCCGGTCAGAGCCGCCTGCTGGATCTGGTAGAGAATCGAATCGATCTCCGTGATCGATCCCACCAGGCCGCCGTTCGTGAGCCCGGCGCCGTGGTTGTTCCAGCCGTTCGAGCCAACCGCCGTACCGAAGCTATTCAGATTGAACGTGGGCACGGGGAGCCCGGTCATATAGGCCGTGTTCGAGGCGATGGTGAGCATGCCGTCCATGTCGAGCGCATTCGTCGACAGGTCGGTCGCAAAGCCCGCGTAGCCGCCCGAGCCGGCATAGGCCGCTGTCTGTGTGCCCTGGGTCTGCCCGTAGATGTTGACCCAGGAGTTGCCCACCGTGATCGCCGTGAGCTTGGCGCTCGCTGCGGCCGGGGAAAAGGTCGTCGTCGCGTTGATTTCCACAAACCACGCATAGCCCCATGCGCCAGCTTGCGGGGTGCAGTAGAACGTCACGGTCTTGGTTGCGTTGACCGTAGGTCCAACCACATTCGAAGGTGCCGACACGATGGCGGTGCCGCCGTTGATCTTGTCTGAGGAGCCGTCGGCGTTGGTGCGTAAATATTGGGTCGTGATGCCCAGCGCGACGGTGTTGTTCGGATTGGTCGCCGCGCGATAATTGAGCGCCACGGCGTAGGCGGCGGCGTAGGAGCCCACCGGCAGAACGTCAGTGACGTAGCTGGCATTGTTGAGTAAGGAAAGAACACCGGTGGGCGTGTTCGTCGTCGTGATCTGCAGCGCGCCCCTCGAGGCCGTGGTGCCAGCGCCGCCAATGTAGCTGCGCTCCTGCTGCCGGATGAACCGGAGCAGCTGCCACATCTTACCGTCGCCCAGCGCGTCCTCGTAGCCCTCGGACGCCGAGATCGACTCGTAGGTCACAAAGTCGTCCGTGCCCAGGGTCACGTAAGGCGAGCTGAAATCGACCTCGGTGAACTGACCATTCGAGTTCGTGTTGCCCTCAGAGACGCCGGGGAACTGATTTCCGGCATCGATCGCGGTTACCGCCTTCCATTGCGGCTGGACGCCGTAACCGGCGTTCACCTTGTCCCAGCGCGGCGTGGTGTTGCGGATGTGGGCGAAGATCGGGTCCAACATGTAAGCCGGCGCCCGGAGATCGATGAAGTTCAAGCCCAGGCCCGTGGTGATGCCGGTGCTCGAGGCGTCCTTTACAAGCGACTTGCCGTGCATCTTCACGAACTGCCGCCAGGCGTCCGCGCCGTTCTGTTCCACCAGGCGCTCGATTTTGCGCATGTCGGTTTTGGAGATCAGTTGAGCGAACTGCGCCTGCGAAATGCCATTGTGACCGTCTGACACCGCCGAAGGGTGCATGGGTGTTCTCCTCTACCGGCGGCCTGAGTTTGTCGATCGCGCTGGGAGAGCGCGCACTGCAAAAACTTTTACTTCGCTCCGATGAGCTCGCCGAACTGCTGGTCGATTGTGAGCCCCTTGCCCACTTCGCCCGCTCCGGAGTGCGGGATCGCCGCCGGGGCCGGAGTTGTCGCGATCTTCTTTTTGAGCTCTTCGATCTCCGCGGTCAGAGGCGCCAGGGCTGCAGCAACGGCCTTTGCCACCGGATCCGCGGCATCGGCGGCGGCCTTCTCGGCGGCGACCCGCGCGGCCTTCTCCTGCTCGCTCTCGCCATCCTCACCAGCGCCCGCGTCCTTGGCGGCCTTCATGCACTTTTCGCAGTGATCCATCATTGCCTGCGAGCTCTTAACGAGGGCGTGATCTTTCGACAGTGTGCCCTCGAGCTTTTCATGGTGGGCTTTGTGCATTTCCATGTGCTTTTCGAGATGCTCATGGATCGACTTCGCTGCCTTCGTGAGACCGGCCTGATCGGTGATTTTCATGCCCTTCGCTCCTTTGCCGCCCGCCGCGGCCAGTTCGTCTGCTTCCTCGATCGCCATGACCTTAAATTGGGCCAGGAGCTCGAGCCACGCCTCGCGCAACCCCTCCGGAACTTTGCTGCCGTCATCTTCGAGGTCACGCTCGAATTCAGTGGAGAGGCAGAGCCAATTCAGGCTCTCGACGAGGTCGCCGAGCCACCCGACCTCGTACATCCCCTTTTTCAAAGCGATCTTAGCACAGGCTCGTGTGATGGCCGCCTTGTCGGCGTCGGAAACCTCGATGCCGTGCTCCTTGGCCGCCGCCACTATCTTCTTCTTCGCCTTGGCCTTTTCGTCCGCGCTCATGCCCTCGGTCTGCTCGAACCGCGCCAGGGCGTTGCGGATGTGCGACTTGGTCTTCTCCTCGTCGCCGGGGAACTTGATCGGGAGCTTCCAGGTCGACGTGTCCTCCGGATCCCCGACGTGCGCGAAACAATCCGCGGTGAGGTCAACGTCGTCGACGCGCTTGGTCTTTTTCTCTTTCACGAGCGCAAAGATGCCGGCGAGCTGGCGTTCGAGCTTCTCATAACGCAGATCGCTGAGGGTCGGGATCAGCAGGGGCACGGCTTCAGTCGTGCCGTTCGCCTTGCTGAGCTCCACCATTCGCCCCTTCATGGTTTCGACCAGCGCCGAGGGCAGGCAGGGAGAGTCGACCGCGGAGACCTCCGCGGGATCTGCGATATATCGCTTGCAGCCCTTGTGCACCGGATCGGGCAACGGGTCGCCCACGTAGGCGCCGCCCTGTGAGAACCCGATAAGTACCCCCTTTTTAAACTTCTGAATGGCGACCGGCTCGACGACGTTGAACCCCATTTTGATGGTCTTGTTGGCATCGTCGAACTCGATGGTGCGACCCGCACCGATCGCGATCAGCTGGTGCATTTCCCGCATCGGCATGATCGATGGCTCCATGCCCTCGACCGATGAGGTCAGCTTGAACATGCTGGCCACTTTGGCCTGGTAAAAGGGCTTCGTGCCGGCGTAGTCGCAGACTTCATTGTCGAGATCCGGCTGCTCGGCCGTGACCACTCCAAAAACGTTGAGCGAGCCGTCGCCCTGCTCTTCCATCTTGGTCAACGGGATGAACTTCTGGAGCTTCATTGCGAGTACTCCGTGAGCCACCAGTGCACGCCGTCCCAGGCAAGCGTGGCAATGCCGCCCACCGCTGCGCCGCCGGGGATCGTGAATAGCTGGGGATTGCCGGCGTACTCGGCCGCGTTGCCCGTGGTGACATTGAGCGCCGACGCACCGGTGTCGGTCGAGGTGACCTTGACCGTGATCGTCTTTCCCGCCGCCACGCCTACGGTGGGCAGGGTGATGCCCTGGGAGCCGTCCATGACGCCCGAATAAAAAATCACGCTGTCGGTCGGGAGCGCGGTGTAGCTGGCCGATACCGACTTGGGCGATGGCGTCGCCGGGGCAACAGCTGCCAGCGTTTGCTCATCCTCGAGGACCGCGGTCACAAGCATCTGCAGCGTTTGATCGGGCGGGCTGGGATTCTGGAGTAGCCTCTGCAGGTTCGTCATGAAGCGTTACCCTCGCCTTGAATCGTAGCACGGGGCGCGCCGTAACCCTCCCGCTATCGGGCGGCGAAACCGCCGAAGGGAGCCTGCTTTTTGCCGGGAACAGGCGCCGACTGCGCAGCCGGCTTGGCTTCAACCGGCGCAACCGACAAGGCAACGCCGGTCGACGCGCTCACATACCAGAGGCCGTCGAAGGCATCGAACGTGATCGATTCGCCGATTTTGCCGCCGAAGGTGACCAGATCGACCTCCCCATTGATGCCCTTGACGCCCGTTTTCACGGTGTACCTGAAGGCATCGATGGCAATGATCTTCATGGTCGCGCCGTCGCTCCCGTTCTCGATCTGGGGGCCCGGCGCCGGCTGGCCAAGAGTCATCGCAGCCGCCTTGCCGGCCTTGAGGTAGGCCTTTCCGCCAGGCGCGATCGCGCCAGCCTCGGTGTAGAGCGCGACGGCATGATGATTCACTTCGTCGAGATAGACCGCCGACTGGATGGACGAAACACGGTCACCGGCCTGCGCCGGATCAACGGTTCTGAAGTTCACTTCCTGCATTGGGGATGCCCTCCTGCTTCAAAGTGAATCCTAGCACGCTACATCACCTGCCGGGCCACCCTGCGCAGGCGCTTCCGTTGCCGGCCACTCACGCCCCGAGGCCGGCGAGCGATCGCCGCAAGCTGCGCCTGGTCTCGAATCTGCCGCGCGCCCCGGTAAAACGACGCCCGCTGCTTTTCCGCAGCGATGGCCAGCCGCGCGCGCGCCTGGAACTCGGGATCCGTGACGCGATCTATCAAGTCCTGCGGCATGCCCTCAAGCTGCGCCGGGTCGATCGAGCCGTCCTCGTTGAAAGTGAGCGAGCGTTGATGTTGTTTCTTTTCTTCCGGTTCGCGCTCGCCCAGCGTTGCGTCCGTCATGTCAAGCCCTGTTTTTTAGAGGTACCGGCGGCATCGGCCGGCGCCGGTGGTTGCCGTTTCCGTTCGACTCCTCGGCCGGCTCGCGCAGCCTGAAAACCAGGACCGCCTCGATGCGCGCGCCGAACCCGCTGCCGACCTGGTGCGAGCTCATGGCCACCAGATCATAATCCTCGGTGAGTGCCCCGAGTGTGCTCTCGATATCTCTGATCAAACAGGTTTCTACGACGTGCGGGGCTTTGGGAGCAACCATCATTCCTCTCCGGCGATTTTAGTGACCGTAAGCCAGCACCGGCAATTCGGATGAGCCCCCGGCGCGTAAATGAACGGCGCGAACTGATAGCCAGCCGGGACCGGGCCGAGCGCCGAGAAGCTGGCGCAAAGCGCACAGCAACCCAGGTCCATGACGGTCCACTGATATTCGAGAATCTTGCCCGAAGACATCCACGAGCGCAGGTGGCCAGAAACCTGCTGCCTGGCGATCTCATTGTCGGCGATCAATTCCCCGTGCTCCGGGGTCCAAACCACGCTGACCTGAAGAACAGCCTCGAGCTGCTGGGGCGTCCAGCCCTCCTCGATGGCCTGTTTCAAAGTGGCCAGAACGCTTTCCTTGGCCGTGGTCGAGATCGCCCAAGCCGGCGCCGTGGCCTCGGTAAGCGAGCCGTCCTCCTCGAGGTCGAAGCCCACCATCTCCGCAGCGCGCTCGTCCGCGGCTTGTTTGGCCGCCGGAAGCGCTTCGGCCAGGGTGCCCTGGAGCGACGCGCCCAGGTTCGCCGCCGCCTGGTAGGCTCCGGCGTGCACACCCTCCTCGGCCGCGATTTCAAGATAGGGCGCCGAGATCCCGTAAAGCGTCTCGTAGTCCCAACCGAGCAGGGCGATGAGTTCGGCGAGGCGCCGATCACGCTCGTCGGTCGAGTCCCTGTCCTTGAAAAGTGTTCCACGTGAAACCTTTAGGTAGGCCGCGAACTCCTGCGCGGCCTTCTTCGAGACCCGCATCTTCTGATCGGCCAGGAACTTCTTCAACTGGCGCGCAAAGTCGTTTCTGGTCTGCCGACTGCGCGGGGTCAGATCCCCGGCCCGCGCCTTCAAGGTTGCGATCTTGCGAACCTTTACCGGCGCCGCCCGCCCGGCAATGGGGGGCTCGTCCTCGTCCTCGTCTTCGTCGTCGGGGCCAGCGCCTG